GTTGAAGTAGTCGTTTCCGACATTTCACGTTTACCTCTAACTGTACTTGAGACGATATCGAACAGCACCGGGTAGTGCGTTGATCATCGACTTAGATCGAGTCAATTCATTTAGCGACCACACCATAGTAGGTACGGAATTTCCTATATTTGGAAAATGTTCACTGACCGTCTTAGTATATACATACATAAGCCCAAAGATAATGTCCTTTGGATCGAACATTGGTCTTTCTGCAGCGTGATAATAATCCCTAAACCTCTCTGGGAAGAGAAGTTTTGAGAATAACCTAACTGGATCCACTTCCTCGGATCAAGCTGTACCTGGTAACCAAGTTCGACTAAGAAAGTCTACCCTAGGTGTCTCCAGTAGATTACCACTTGAACATTTGTCCGGGTGTATCACCATACCGAAATTGTTTCTAATGTAAGAACTAGCATCATCAATGTCCAACTTAAATTTTGTGAACGTAATATTGTCATCACCCATAGTCAGATGCCTTGTTCTCTGTACTGTTCTGCTTCCCTTACTTTGTATGTAAGTATTCATAATTAAGTAATTGCAAATAGACCCGATAATTTGTGTAAAGTAACTCCCTGACGGAATACCTTTCACAGATTTGACCATCTTACCGTTAATATCTACAAATCTTTTTGTTATGAAAGCAGTTCTCACATTATCAAAAATACTCGCCTCTTCCTCACTCATGCTGAATGCATCCTTCACTATCTCGAAAGCATCATAAATTAATCATGACGGAATCTGTTGGTCGAAGCTAGAATAGTCTAATGAGAGTCAATTCACCCTAAGTTCTCTATTTCAAGAGACATGGCCTCCTAAGGTTTGAGCCATCTCACCAGATCCCTTACCACCTGCGTACCCATGTGACTTACCAATCAAATCTTGTATTGGTCGTGCGAACACTCCCTCGATTAAGACCTGTCTTACATCGATCATAGATACGAGCCTAGACTTTGCATGTCCAACTTCCAGTGATCCCAATTCACCTTTCGGTTTATTTTGAGTTCTGAAACCAGGAATTACAGGGAATCCCACTCTATTCTGTGCATTTTCGAACAATTTGCGTATAGCTTCGTCGTTCAATTGTTCAAGATATTGACGT